TGATATGTCGTCCAATATTTGATACGCACCTGTTTGAGGCGCCTTACCGACATAAGCCATGTGTTATTCCTTTACTCAGTTGGGATTGGATTATCAGACTTGACTTTTGCTACATGGTCTTTCCATGTAGTAGTACCGTCTACATTATCGTGGTACTGCATGTCGAGCTGGCTATTCCAGTCACCATAGGCGCTTCTTCTTGCAGATCTTGCAGCGTTTTGTCTCTCATCGAGATCAGCAGCAGAGTCTACAGCGTCAAGTTGACTTGATGATGGTTGAGCTACACCTGAAATATTCCATTCTTTGATGTAAGGGCCTTGACCATTTGAGTCATCCTGAAGCAAAACGTCTTTTGTAAAGTCAACAGATGCCACGCCATTATTAGCGCAATACTGTTTTACTTTGCTTGATAGTGATGCCATAGTTTGTTCTCCTTTGTTATCTTATATTATGGTTTTGTTGGAAATACAACAGCATTTGCTTGTTCGACTGTCGTAACTCCGTTAGTTAAATCTCTTAATTCCTGCCTGTAAGTAGTCATATCGCTTGACATTGTTCTGTCAGACATTCCATGAAAGTCTGTTTCTGCTAATTTAGCATTTCTTTTTCTTCTTAAATTTGCCATAGATTGATCAAATTCTACTTCTGGTATTTTAGCTTCTATGTCAGCTTTAGGAATTGGTGTTGTTCCATTGTGCCAAGTTATTTGATTAATATCCTCTTCAACAACAGAAACTTGTGCATTAGGATTAATTTTAAGTATTGCTTCTGTAATCATGCCCCTATCTCCATTAAAGTTATTGTTGTTGGAATAGTCATAACAGTATCATTTGCTCTCCTACCTAAATAAACTGTAGTTCCGCCATCACTTCTCCAATATAACTCATAAGATGTGCTACTGGTTGTTGAGGGAGAATCTAAATAATTAAATGCAGAATTTTGTAACTCATATTGGTCTGGTGAAAATGTGCCAGCAAATATTGATACACCAGATGGAATTAAATCTGAGCCAGCTCTATAAATAGTAAATCTTGGTTGAGCATTATTAGCACCAAAAGCTAAACTGCAATTTAATAACACCTTGCTAGATGTTGAGCTTGGTGTTATTGAAATTGTAATACCTGGAGAAAGTGCCACCATAGATGTACTTGTTGTTGAATATTGAGTAGCAGAAGTTGTTGATACACATTGCAAAACCTTGCCCGTAGCCGCTGCAGCTAAAGATGACGTAGCTATATTACCAGATGGTATTGTACCTGTTAAAAAGTTTGCCGCGTCTATTTTACTTAATGCCATAATTATGCTCCTATTAATTTAAATCCACCAAAATATGAATTATATATAGTGGGAGTTTGACTAACCATATCTAAATATATTTGTAATTCTACATAATCTGAAGATCCATTTAAATCACAGCTACCTGATATTGACATATTATATTGTTTTGGATTTGAACTTGTTACATCTGAAGTAAAAGCACTATAAGTAATAGATGAGCCACTTTTTAATATTCTTATAGCTGCGTTATTTATACAATTGTTATCACTATGCCCACCTCTAAAATTTCCAAAAAAAGAATATTTACCAGCAGTTTGTGGTGTAAATCTATATGTGCTTGTGTCAAAAGCACTATCAGTATCATAAAATTCTGTAGTTATTTGTGATGTAGTCCAAGTAGCATCTGATATGGTAAAACCACCACCTGAATAATAAGCAGAAAAAGCTGGAGTGTTTTTAATTCCAGTTGCATTAGGAGTAACAACCCCAGCACCATCACTGGTCATGATGTCGTTGTTGTTAAAATCTTTATATTCGTTTACTTTAATAATTGATCCCATTATGCTCCTACGTTAATTTATATCCTGAAAAAGTGCATCTTCCATCAGTGGCGGTATTTTTAGGTCCTCCATAGTTTTGATAACACCTCACACCAACAGTGTCGCCAACACCTACGTCAAATACTGCAGAGACGGATTGAATATAATCAGTAACTTGAGTACCATCATGATGATAATTTGCACAAACAATATCTCCTGCTGTAGATCCTAAACTTGTTTGTGCATTTTTTGAAATAGCCCACACAACTTCATCTACATCATTTGCTGTGGCTAAACCTCCGTTAGTAGTAAAAAAATATTTTCCAGCCTTACCACTAGGACATGTAAAAAGTCCATTAACAACTGCTGAGTCTGTATCGTAAATTTCAGTATCAAAAGTTACAGCAGTATTAGAAGAATCAGGTACGGACATACCAGTGGCAGCTAAAACCATAAATGCTGGTGTGTTAGTCAAACCTCCTGCTACTGTAACACCATTTGGAACTGTAAAAGTTTCTCCCGATGTACCAAGAGTCACTGTTCCTGATCCAGATATCGATTGTATGTTTGTTGTTTTAATTGTTCCCATTATCCTCTAAATGCCGCTATCTCGTCGTCGGTTAAACCAAGTGCTTTTAATTTTGCATCAGCTGAAGCTTTGTCTGTTGTTTTTTTAGTAATTGCATCTTCCATTTCTTTTACTACAATAGGAATTTGAGCTTCTATATCAGCCTTAGAAATTGGAGTTTCTCCATGTTCCCAAACAATACTATTAATATCTTCTCCACTTACACTAAGCTGTGCATCAGGTTTAATTTTTAAAACTGCTTCTATAATTTTATTTTTCATTATCCTAATACCTCCATTACTGTAATTGAACATTTCATTGCACCATAGTTAATATAACTCGTACCAGTATTAACTTTCATATAAACTTGGTACGTTAAGCTAGAGGTAGAAGAAGGTGAATCTAGATAATTCATTCCTATTGGAAAGTAATTATCTCCACCAACATAACTAGCAAATTTTACCATACCTTCTGCATTACCAAGATTTGTGGTATCTCTATAAATTGTAAACTGACCTACTTGGTTGTTTGTTGAAGCACCACTTGAAAAGTCAGTAGTAATAAAAATCTTTGATGAAGTTGCTGATGGAGTTATATCAACTGATAAAGTATTAGATGCTGTTACAAAAGATGTTGATGTTGTACTTCTTAATGTTTCATCTGTAGCACTTAAAACTTGACCAATTTTTCCAAATCCTGATGCTGTCCCATTATTAGTAAGTGTTGCCCCACTAGGAATAGTTATAGTATCTCCTGAAGAGCCTATCTCTAAAGCTGTTCCTGATTGCGGGTCTAGTTTATCTACAAATAATGTTGCCATATTATACTACCGTTAATGTTCCATTTACTGTGACTGTTCCTGTAAAACTTACTGGACCACAAAGCATCATATTATCTGTTGCATCAATAGTTAATGCTGTTGATACAGTTGCTTTGTTTTCATAGCCACCGTTGATTGATTTTATCATTCCGAATTCAATTGAATTTTCTCCAGGTGTAGTCGTACCTACAGCTTTACCTTGGTATACTACATAAACGTTATTAGTTCCTAAAGGAGGAGCTGCGGTAAAAACTAAACTAGTTCCACCTGTTACTGAATAAGCTGAAAACGGATCCTGACGGACGTTCCCAACGTAAACTTCAATTTCGTTAACGTTTCCTACAGATTGTGAAAGTGTAAAAGTTGTATTAGAATTATCGCCGCTGTACTGCGAAGAGTTCATGGTCAATAAATTATTTTTTGGTTTATTTCCTAAATACGCCATGAATTCTCCTATGTACTTATATCATCTACTGCGCCTACTACTGTATCTAAAGATGACGCTGTATCTGATTTGACATACAGTTGATCTCCAGAAGCAAGAACAATCTTACTGCCCCCATCGATTAATTCTAATGATCCGCCACTTACGATTGGCGCATTTTTAATTAGATAGTAATTAGAGCCACCTCTTTCGATATAAGCTTCTACTGTTATTGTTGATGTTAAAACGTTTGCCATTCTTACACTAATTAAACAGTCAATACTATTAGTAGCACCACCTAAAGCGTCTACTGCTGCTGTTCCTGTTAATCTTGTAATGTAATTTTTAAAATTCTGTGCCATAATTTTTTATACTATAAGGCAATCGACATTGCAATCACGAAACCATTAGTGGCCCCGGTTGAAGCTGTCGCCCATTCTGGAGCTGTTGCCCCTGAATTCATTTGTAATACCTGAAGTGCTGATCCTTTTCCTAATCTTGCGGGAGTATTATTTCCAGATGCATATAATATATCTCCTGCTGTTGTTAATGTCATATCAATAGTTTTAGATGCAGGTAAAGTACAGAATACGTTTAAAGTACCACCACTAAAATTAACTAATGAATCTGAGTTAGAACTTGTAATCGCAGTTCGAGAAAGAGTATCCGGAGTTGAATCAGTTACTGTACCAGTTCCAACTTCCCAATTAGCCGTTCCTTCTTCATGAATTGCATAGTAAGTTGTATTACTATTTCCAACTCCAGCAACAAAAGTTTCAAAACCTGTTACTGCTCCTGCTAAGTTTAAAGTTCCAGTTCCTGATGTAGTACTGGTTTCTCTAACCCTGTCATTTAAAACTAAAGCCATTTTTTATCTCCTATTACGCCATGCTTAAAATAGCATCAGCTGGTGTTGATGGATTAGGAAAAGTAATTTTAAATGTACCATTCGTACAAGTTTTATTTCCTCCAAAATCTAACACAACAACTAATCTATCAGCTGTACTGTCTACAGTTGAACTATTATAAATTACTCCATAAGCTGCAGTAAAAGTAGCAGAAGTCCATTCTGTATCTGCAAAGTCAACGGAAGCTACTGCTGTTGAACTTGCTACTGCTTGTGAAGTTAAAGTATTTCCACCTGTAGAGTATCCAGTTCCAGATGTACCTACTTGATTAGCAGTTCCTGAAGTGTAAACTGTTGAAGCAGTAGAGTAAGGTGCACCAGATCCAGCTGTATACAAAGCTAATTTAAAAGTGTTTCCTCCAGACGCAAAATCATGATGCGCTGAAAATAAAGAACCTCTAAAAGAGTTAGGTATTACGTTTGCCATATTTATTTATCTCCTTAATAATCTGATGGACTTGGTGATTTAAGAGGTGTACGAATAACTCCATCTTGGTATTCGTCCCTACGTCTTCGACCTTGTTGTTCAATCGCATACGTTTGTAAAGCATCATTAAATTGCTGCTGATAGTATTGTACCATATCTGCAGGTCCTTTCAAGTACCCATATGTATTTATCAAACATCCATATAAAAGTAAATCTTGATATTTATTAGATAGATAAGTTCCGTTTGTGGATGCTGGGGCTCCAATAGGGTTTGTACTATCTGTTATGCTAAATGGTTGTTTAATATAAGCCATAGTAATTTCATAAGCAGCATTAGGAGTAGGTGCTACAACCCAATATTCAGAGTCCCAATTAGCATAATATTTAGGAATTCCTGATTGAACTGAAGGTCTATCATAATAAGTGGCCATATAAGAGGTATCTTTTTTCTCTAAAAAGCTTTGAACATTTGGTGTAACAGTTGTGTCTAGTAATTGAATATATCTAATAATTCTTAAATCATCAGGAATAGTTACATATCTATTACCAATAACTAAGTTTGAAGTAGCATAAAATCTATTGTCATCATTGTCTGCTGATCTATAAATCTTATTTTCAGCATTCTTAATAATTGGATTTAAAATAGCGCTTGTTAATACCGTACTACTAACTTCTGTGTAATTTCTGATATCGTCTTCTAAATTTGTTAAAGTATATGCCATAATTATCTCGGATACTGATTAGTTTGGTTTGGTGGTCCACCAAAAACAAATGCTCCGCCTCCTGTTGCCGTTGAAGTTGCTGCATTAACTAAAGTTAAAGTAAAATAATTACTTACAGTTTTAGTTGATGGTTGTCCTGGATATGGAACAGTTTCAGTAACTCGTGTTATTATATACGATCCATAGACTTTGTCACCATTAGAATGAGAAGCGGCTGTTGTTGAAGAAGGTGTAGACCCTCTTGTAGGAGAAGCTGTTCCTCTTGTACATCCAGTTAAGTCATTTCCTGCTTTACCTGTGTATTGAATAGTTTCACTATTATATAATCCTGTATCAGCATTAACAGATTGAATTACAAAATATCCAGAAGTTGGAAAATAAGTTGCGTCTGTTAAAGTAATTGTTGTAGCTGTTGCATTAACCGCTCCATTTAAAGTTGTGTCTAATTCTAAAGCTGTAATTGGAACACCGCCCACGGCTTCTTTAACTTGAGTAAATCTTACAGCATCACCTGTTTGTCTTTCATTATCTTGTTGATAAACTCTTAAAGTTGTACTTGCATTCGTTGTAGAAAATGGAACATTGTCTAAAGGAGTTGCAGTTGGTACTGAAGGACTTCTTGGTCTTGCATGTTGTAAAGCTTGTGCATCTGCACCATGTGGTCTTGGATCAACTTGTGGTTGTTTAGGTTCATATTCTGAAATATGAACTCTTGCACCTGTCCATTCTTTAACCATTTCTAAATATGGAAAAGCCATACCAGATCTATCTGAAATAAATTGTGCGTATTTACCTCTAGAAAATTTTGCCATTACGTCCCCGGATAATAAGTTTTAGGTGCAATATAAGTACTAGAAGGTGAACCATCTTCTTGTAAAGCTCTTTGTAGTTCATCTTCATAAAATAATTTTAATTGTTGTACTCTATCGAGAGCCCATTTTTGTGCAAGATAAAAAGCTAAACCTGCAACCATGCATGGCACAAATCTATAGGGTACATCTCCAACATTAGTATAAGCTCCTGCATCTTTAACTCTACTAACATAATATAAATTTACATAATTAGATGCTGCTGTTGAATCTGGTGTTGGATAAAATGTAACAGTAGTTCTATCTATAAATCTTTGAACCCAATATTGTGAAGGAGTTCCTTTAGTAGCTTTATTTGAAAAAGCAGCATACGTTGATCTATCTACTTTTGTTAAAGGTGAGTCTGATTGATCTGTTGATGCAGTAGGTGTTGAATATTCTGTTCTATAACTTGCTTCAGTTATATCTGAAAAACCGTATAACCCATTAGTTGGAGAAGTAGTAGCACTTGTACCATCATCAGATGATCTATAGAAAATATATTCAGCTTGTCCTTCGACAAGATCTAAATTAGTGTTTCCTACTTCCCAATAATGAATTCCTCTATTTCCCCATTCTTGAAATAGAATGTTTAAAGATCTTCTAGCTGCTTTTAATTGATAACCGGTAACGTTTTGCAGTCCGCATCTTTCGTAAGCATCTTCGATGACTTCGTCAATTGAAAAGGTAGATTCAAAAGTGGCCGTTGTTGAAATTGCCATTTAATCTCCTATCCGTCGTAGAATACTGTCAAACCTGTTGGACTAGTTCCTGTTATTTGAAAATACGCTCCATCAGAAAACATAATTCCATTATCTGGAATATATGGATCGATAGTATCATCTTTTACATCTAAAGCTAATTGAGTCACTCCAGTTGCAGAAGCATTTTTAAAAAATATAATTCCAGCTCCAGCACCTACACCAGTCATTCCTCTAATTCTAGTTCTTCCAGCATAAAAAGTTCCACTTGTTGCACCGCTTTTTAAACCAGCTTGAATATCAGTTGTAATAGATCCACTTGCTGTAATACTTGTGACGCTTTTCCATGTTCCAGCTACAGTTACTGTTGCACCTGCTCCTGGTCCAGTAGTTGCGGCACTTGTTTGTGCATCTCCATTAGCATCTGTTCCAACTACCGTAAAAGTAATACCTGTATTATTGGCACTAGATTTTAAAGTAATCTGTTGAGCATTTGCCCATGGACCACCATTTAAAATAGCTAAAGTTGTAGCAGCAGCAGAAACCGAAACAGCATCATCATCAGTTGCAAAAATAAATTGTTTTGATTTTATACTTGTTACATTTGGCATTTATTATCTCCTATTAAACCTAGGCTCCCGTAGGAGCCCAGATTAATATTATTATCTTTGTTGTATCGTTTGGAACCAGTCAATTGCTAAATGATTAGCAACCGTACCTTTACTATCGGTGAACATGTTTATTTCTAAAGCCACGTCATCTGGAACAGTAGTCGCTGCTTGCGTTCCTACTTTTTTACCATCTAAATACAATTTATATTGTGCAGTTGTTTGGTTAAGTTCCGTTCCTGCAGGTTGAAAATGAAAACCTAATCTAACAGAGTTAGTAGGTTGTGCAAAAACAGTTGCAGTTTGAGTTGGAACAGTAGAGTCTAACATTGCAAAAGTAGAACCTGCTGCACTATCTTTCATGTCGAAAGAAGTACCAGCACCATCTTTTCTAGATAAGAATTGAATGCTAGTAGTGTCTTGTAAGTGAGAGAAACCAATACAATCAGTAGGAAGAGCAGCTGGACTTGTATATCCATTTACTGCAAAACCAACAAACCAGTTAAGTTCAGAAACATCTGTAACTGCTACTCTAGTTTCGAACCACCATTGTTTGTTTGCATTGTACTGCCAAACTTCTTTTGAAGCAATTCCATTATCTTCAGCAGCTCCTGGTGCATTGTCTCCGATTCTTAACCATCCTCCAGCATATTCAGGAAGAATAAATCCAGAACCAGTTATTGTTGTGTCCCAATCTTCATCATTAAAAGTCATCCAGTCGTTTTGATAAGCAACTTCTTGGTTATAACCTCCAGTGATTAGGGGTTGTTTGATACCACTAAACAGAGATGTATCTCCCTGTTTGCCTCTAACGTTTGTTACGCCAGTTGAAAAGTGTGTAGTCATATTAATCAGCGCCTCCTCGCGCCAGTTATTCTTACT